TTCTGGTTTCATGACGAGTACACCGCTCGGAATGATAAGGCAAGGTGGTACTGCAAGGCCATCAGCCCACAACATGTCACTCTGAATATGGCCGCTCTCCACGAGAAGGGTCAACGCTTTTTGAGTGAGTTGGTTGTGCTTTTCACGAACGACCGGCTTGAAACCTACCAGCCCGCTGATCCTGACGCCTGGCAAAGGCGCTTTCTTTTTGTGGAGATTGTGGTCAAGGATGAGTGGAAAGGGGCCAAAGGTCGACCCCGGTTTGCTGAAATGCCATCCGAGATTCAACACTCGTTTGGATTTTTGGAAGCACGGGAGTACGACTATGATGAGCAAAAGCGACCGCGGTTTCTCCGGACAATGGAGATGACGGATTTAGCGATTCTTACCAAATGCATGTTGGCCCAGCGACGGAATGGCAGTGTGTTGACGGCCGAACGGAATGTGGCCTTCTCGGCCGACGTGAATCAGACTTACGCCGCCCTTCTGGCCGAGGTGGAAGCTGAGGAGCGGGTGTTCCCCCAGATGGACCCTGCTCCCGAGGGTTACATCAATCCCCACCACTATCCGGACCAAGCTGACAGGAGGGCGGACCTCCCCGCAAGGCCGGCTGAGCTTCATCGGATAGCGAGAGAGGGGCTGCCGGACCACGTTGTCTGGGAACCCCTCCAAGCGAACTGGAAGATGCGAGTGTGGGGTTACTTCGTCTACTCCTGTCACTGGGTTGGGCATGTTCTGGCTCTCGTTGCTGCCTATTCGGTGTGTTACGTGATAGTGTTGGTGGTCATCAACCGAATGATCCAGGCAGCGCAATCAATTGGCCTACTGCCCGGCGCTGAAGAGGTGCAAGGGCAGAGTGGAAAAGGTGGCAATTCCAAGCGGACCAAAGGCTCGAACAAGTCTCGGAAGAAACGTGCCGCGGAGAAACGGGGTCACTTCAGGAACAGTGCACATGAGCCTGAAGTTAAGTCCTACCCTCTCCGTGGCGGTTGGGCAACGGGTCAAGGTGACCAGGAGAGCCACGCGGCCCATCGCGCCGGCCAGAGCGCACAAAAGTTGCGAACGTGCTTCGCCCGGTTGGAGATTGAGACCTACGCCGGTGGAAGTGCCAGTCTTGGCCGCGTTGTCGAGCTTGGGGACAACAAATTGTTCCTCCCTCTACACTTCATCCAAACAGAGAGCCAGTTGGAGATGAAGCGGGCTAACTTCCGTCTTTTGACGGGAGACTCCTGTTTTCGATTCCGACTGGAAGACTGCAAGGTGGAACATGGAGGGATAAAAGGAAGACGACGCATGGATTGGGCTGTAGTGACACTTCCTTCATCGCTTCCGCCCCGTCCGGCCACTATACGTCCCTACGTGCGGGCGGGCAACCCGGATCTGTCCGATTATTGCAAGTTTTATTACTTGAATGTGGACAAGACCGTGGGTGTGCCCACCCCCGTCTGGGAGTCCCGGCAAGTTGAATACCAAGGCACCAACACTGTTGGTTTGCACACTGGGTATTACAAGATTGCCGGAATGGAGACTCAGAGTGGCGATTGTGGAACCCTCCTCATTGGAGTTAAGGAGGATGGAGCGACCCACGCCCTTGGGGTGCATGTATCGGGCTCGGTCTCGCGGTTTTCGTGGCAACCGGGACCTAGTGCCTTCGTTGTGCCCTTCCCTCCGGCACCGGTGTCCGCTCAGGGCCTCAAAACCCTGAACGCTCGGTACACGCTGATGGGGGAGATCCCGTATCAAGGGAATGCGAGCAACTCCAAGCTTCTACCGTCTGCTCTGAAGCCCCACATGCCAGAAGTGAGATATGGTCCCCCTTCCCTTGGGAAAAACCATGGTGTCTCTTATCTGGCGTTGTTGGTGAATGATGCAAACCGCGTTGGAGAGGCGCCGTCAATCCCGGAAGGTGAGCTCCTTGGGGTAACCGCGAGCATTTGGGAAGAGTGGGCTGGACTGGCGCTCCCCGTTGAGCCCCCTCGCCGGAGGTCTCTCCTGGAAAGCGTGAACGGTCTTGGGGTCTCTGGATTCCAATCCATCCCCATGAACACGAGCTTGGGAATTGGCCCGTGGCCCGTGGGCAATGGCAAGAAGTCGGTGTACTCGCGTGATGAGAGAACAGGGGAGACGTCTATCGTGTGGGCGCCCTATCCATCTCATTACCAGCAGTTTATGGAGACGATCTGTGCGGGTCGAGAACCCGACTGGAGGACTCTCCAGGTGAAATCGTGTCTGAAGGATGAGCTCAGACCTTTCAAGAAGATTGAAGCTGGACTAACCCGAACGTTTGGCGTGCACAATCAGATTGTCCAGGATGCGGTACGGGCCCTTTTTGGAGACTTTGTGGCGTGGTCGTACAGTGGGTGGGCTCCTGACAGTGAACTGAGCTCGTGCATGGTGGGGATCAATGTGGACTCCCCACAGTTTGACCGGCTGGCGACGTACCTACAGGCGGATGGGCGTGAGTGTTTTCTAGACGGCGATTTTAGCCAGTTTGATAAGACCTTCACGCCCGAAGCCCTCAAGGTGTTCCTGTCGTTGGTAGACACTTTCTACTCGGTTTATGGCACCTGCACAGCGGAAGATCGCGTTGCACGAGCAACCCTCTGTGACATCATCTTCAACCCCATCCAAACGTTTGGGCGTTATGCGTATCGAGCTCCTTTTATGAACTCGACGGGCAACGCTTTGACCACCATCATCAACGTGGTCAATTTGGCGTACCTATTTCGCAAAGCATTCCATCACCTTGGGGGGGAGGAATTTCCTGTCGCCAAGTTCAATGAGAACGTGACGGTGGCGGCTTTTGGGGACGACTCGGTTTTGGGGTTTACGCCCGCGGTGGCCCACTTTTTCAACTTCAGGGCTATGTGGAAGTTGTTCGCGGAGTGGGGTCTCCGGTTCACACCGGCGGATAAGACGGATCCGGCAATCCATCCCCCTTTCAAGACCCTGGCAGAGTGCACATTCCTGAGTCGTCAGTTCGTGTACACCCGGGGAGAGTGGTTTGGTCTTCCGGAGGTGGCGTCTATGTACAAGTGGCTGAGTCACTATCGCGTGGATGGTGACCCGCAGGAGGAGCAGCTAGCCCTTAATGCCCGGATGGCTTTGGAAAGGTTTGCGGGCCTTGACCGGAAAGCGTTTTACCGGCTTTGTGCTCTG